TTCCGGCGGCGTCAAGCGCCAACAAGGGCCGGTACTATAAAGTGGACACGCCCGGCGCGACAAACGTCAGCGGCATCACCGACTGGAAGGTCGGGGACTGGATCGTTTCGAACGGCACCTCTTGGGACAAGATCGACAATACCGACCAGGTTTCGAGCGTAGCCGGTAAGAGCGGAGCAGTGACGCTTCAGGTCGCCGACATCATCGACATGAGCGCTAGCGGCCGTTCCCTGGTGCAGGCGGCAAGCAATGCGGCAATGAAGGCGCTGCTCGCGGTGACCGCTGCAGACATCACCGATGCGTCCGCCAACGCTCGCTCGTTGATTACCGCGGCCGACTACTCGGCGATGCGGACGCTCCTCGGCTTGGTAATTGGCACGCACGTTCAAGCCTATTCGGCCGTGCTTGCCGGAACTACCGCGAGCTTCACGACGGCGCTGTTGGCCAAGCTGAACGGCCTACCCGGCACCGTCGACTATGGCGCTGGCAACGCAGGTTTAACTTACGGCGCCGTTGGAACCTATGTCTTTGGCTACAGTCTAAACGGCACCGGCATCGTGGACGGATCCACATACGCCGGGTCTGCGATACAGCCCTCCGGCGTTAGCGAGAACAGTACCACAGACGCCACGGACGATACGGTGTTCGGGTCCGGCTCAATGACTGGCGTTAAGGGCGGCGCCGCTCTTTCAGGGACGTGGAGGGCTATGGGGCGCGTGAACAATAGTGCCGGGTCCAACCGTCGCCGGCAAACGCTCTTCTTGAGGATCTCGTAATGGACTATCGCAACCCCGTTTATAACCAGTTCGGCGCAATTGATCTCGAGATTGAGCATCCTGCATTTGGCTGGATACCATTCACGGCGTCTCCTGATGATCCGGAGGAACTGGGCCGGGCTATGTTCGCCGAAGCAACTGGGACGGCAAAGGCCTACTCGCGGACTGTTCCAACGCTAGAGGAAACCCGTGCCGCCAAGCTCAGCGCCCTTTCGGATCAGCGGTGGAAGGTCGAGATTGGTGGGATTCTCGTGAACGGGGCGCCAGTTCGCACTGATGCAAACAGTCAAGCTAAGATCACGGGCGCCGTAGCCCTTTTCAAGAACGACCCCGAGCTTCAGGCGATCGATTGGGAGGCGCAGCCGGGCATATGGGTCACGCTTGATGCTGTAACGATGACCGCAATCGCCATCGCAGTCGGGAGGCATGTGCAAGCGTGTTTCAGTCGGGCGAGGGCATTGTCTGCGGAAATTGGCGCCGCGTCTGATTTCGCGGCGCTCGAGGCAGTCGACATCGAAACCGGATGGCCTCGCTAACCTACCAGAGACGCCAGAGCAGTAGACAAAGGACGGCGAAACAAAGCCATAGCGACAGGCGGATTTCGAATAGCGCTTGCGCGATAGCGTTCGGCGCGACCTCTTTGAAGTCGTCCTGCTCAAAGCGTTCCTGCGCTTCGATGATTAGGCGTTCCGCTTTTTTTGGCCTGTCTCCAGTCACTGCCGGCTCTCTTCTGAGGCTGTTGAGCGCCAGTTCCATAGCTTGACAGTCCGGTGGTGTCCAGTTCGACCAATATTACTTGTCTCTAAAGTACATCGCTCAACCCGATCAGCCGGGTTGTCTTTCAGCCCCACAGGAGAGACTGTCATGACCGACCCCGTTTTCGGGATCACAATCCGTCGCGACGCCAACGAGGCGGCCGTGCCGTCGAATGCGCTGATGAGCGTCGTCGGCATCTGCATGCCTTTCGGCAAGGCCGCGACGGCGACGCAAGCCGCCTTCGACGCGGCGTTCCCGGCCGGTGTCGCCGTCCGTCTGAACTCCAATGACACGGCCAAGCTGGCGCTCTGCGATCCCGATTCGCTGTTCGTCGACGCCGTCGAGGGCATCAATGCGCAGCTCGGCCCCTACCAGGTCGCCGCCCAGCTCGTGGTCAACCGCGTCGCCGAGGGCGCCGACATCGCCGCGACCATCGCCAACATCGTCGGCTCGTCGGTCGCCGGCACCGGCATCAACGCTTTCGTCAATGCCGGCGCCGATCTCGGCGTCTATCCGCGCCTCATCCTGGTGCCGGGATACACGACGCAGCAGTTCGGCGCGCTGACCGGCCTGACGCTGACGACACAAGGGTCCAACATGACTGTCGCTCCGGCCGTCGAGTTCACCGGCGGCGGCGCCGATCCGAACAAGGTGCTGCCGACCGCGCATGCCGTCATGGGCACCGGTCCCGACGCCCAGAAGGTGGCTTCGCTCGTCATCGACACGCCCGGAGCGTACCTGTCCGCGCCGCTCAACGTCTCCTTCAGCGGCGGCGGCGTCGACGCCGGCAAGGTGCTGCCGACCGCGACGGCAGAAGTCGAGGAACTCGCCAACGCCGTCTGCGCGGCGCTGCCCGAGGTGCTGAACAAGATCCTTGCCGTTGCGATCGTCGATGGGCCGAACGGCCTTGCCGCCTTCACACAGTGGCGCGAGACCCTGTCGTCCGACCGTCTGATCCCGGTGACGCCCGGCATCAAGCGCCTCGACGCGTCCGGCGATGTCGTCACCCGCCCCGCCGCGCCTCGTGTCGCCGGCGTCGCCGTGCGCCGCGACTATGAGAATGACGGCCGGCCATTCCGCTCCTGGGCCAACCAGGCGCTTTACGGCATCGTCGGGCCGGAGCAAAACTATCGCTTCTCGCTCACCGACGGCTCGACGGAAGGACAGGAAATCCTTGCCGCCCAAGGCGGCATCATCGTGCGCGGCGACAGCGGCGACGACTTCGCCATCGCCGATGGCGGCTTCGTCTATATCGGCACCGACAATCTGTCGGACCAGACGATCTGGCAGCAATATCACAAGGTGCGCGGCCGCGACTTCATCGAGCTGACCTGCCTGCGCACGCTGCGGCAGTTCCTGGGCAAGTTCAACCTGACCACGCAGACCATCCAGTCGGTGGTCAACACCGTGCACGACATCCTCGCCAAGGCCGAGGCGAACGGCGACATCCTCGGCTTCAAGTGCAGCTTCGATCCGGAATTGAACAACGCGCAGGATCTGCGCTCCGGCCATATCTATATCGACGCGCAATTCGAGGAAGCGCCGGTGTTCCGCCGCCTGACCATGACCAGCCGTCCCTATGCACCTGCGCTCCAGGCGACGATCGACGAGCTCATTGCTCGCCAGAACCTGATCTCCTGATCACGTCGGCGCGTCGGCGCCGGCCCACACCTCAACTCCTGCCTGAAAGGGAACGCCAGCCATGGCCGAGAAACTGCTGCTGCTCGAACAGGTCAACCTCTTCGTCGGCGACCAGGACCCGGAAGATTCGAACCACATCAAGCTCCAGTCGCTTGGTCTGCCGACGCTGGAGCAGGTGACCGTTGCCCATCTCGGCGGCGGCACGCCCGGCGAGGTCGAGTTCGGCATGAACGCCATCAAGGCGCTGCAGCCGACCTTCAAGCTCGCCGGCTTCGCCAAGTCGAGCTATCGCGCCATGGGCGTCGGCACCAACCAGCCGCTGAACTTCACCGGCTACGGCGTCTTGAAGAACAAGCAGACCGGCGACGCCTTCCAGGCGAAGATGGTCATCCGCGGCATCGTCAGCCGCATCGCGCCCGACGCCTTCGACCGCGCCTCGGCTTTCGGCCATGATCACCAGATCGGCGAGGTGACCCACTACGAACTGTCGGTCGACAACGAGGAATGGTTCTACTGGGACTATTTCACCACCCGGCGCCGGCAGTTCGGCGTAGATGAGCTGGCCAAGGCCCGCGTGCTGCTCGGGATCGAGTGATGGTCGACAGAAACGCAATCGAGGACTTCATGACGGGCGCCGACGAAGCGGCGCCCGCACCGGCCTCGGCGGTGCCGGAGGTGGACGTTGAGGCGAAGGTTGAATTCGACGACGCCGTTTGCCGCTTCCTGCCATTGCGGCATCCGATCACCGTCGATGGAGAACGTGTCTCCCGCGTCCGGATGCGGCCGCCTCTGCTGGAAGACGTCGACGACTGGTCCAATGCCGAGATCAGCAACCGCGAATTGATGGCGCGGCTCTGCGAGCGGCCGTCCGGCGTGTTGAAAAAGCTCGTCTGGAGTGACGCCGAGGCTTTGATGGAGATTTTCCACCAAATGGTCCCGGAATTCGTCCTCGCAGCGCCGAAGGATGATGCCTGATGGCCAGGATGTCGGCGGAGCTGATCGTCAGCCTGCTCGATCGCGTGTCGGGTCCGGCCGCCAAGGCTCGCACCAGCC